TTTGGTAAACACATTATTGAAACTTCCTCAAACATTGCGAAACTAACTGCGTTCAAAAGGTACGTAGGTAAAAAAGACTTCATGAATACAACCTCAAATGATATTATTGAAGGATCTAATGTTGAACTTGAAAACTTAAGAACACATATGAAAAAGTTACAAGGACAAAATTACTATACACAAACAAAAGAAAACTTTACACCTGCCGAGAGCGGGGACTCAGAATTGGGCGAAGACGTTGTAAACGAATTGACCAATGCATTTACTATTCCGCAGTTTAACGAAGAACTAAAAGACATGTTCCCATTACTACACAGCATTCATCAAAAGCGTGTTGCAGAAACTACAGTAGATTTAGACACAGTAGTCGGCGAAGCAAGTGCTGTAGCAGAAATGGATCCGGACAGTTTCTTTGCAAAAGTTGCTGGCGCAGAAGAAGAAGGATTTGATATGCTTCATGATGCTTTGATGGGCAAGTATGGTAAGGCTATAGAACAAAAAGTTCAGAGCATGTACGATGATGTTGCTGTGGATAATGGATATCATCCAGATGACGACTTTGAAAAAATTTATGATAGAATGTTAGATAACATTGCAGACGATTATGGTAAGACAGAAGGCTTAGATGATTTCGAAAACTGGGCCGATGATGTTGTTGATAACGCTCTTGAAGACGGCGACGATGACAACGGAACAACAGATGTAACAATTGATAAAGACGGTGCTATGAAACTAGCAGGCGATGAAGAAGAGCCTAAAGATGAAAAAGCAAGCACTGAAGATATCATTGAGTTTGTCCGCTCATTCTATGATAAAGAAACTGGAGCGTTTCCAAAAGGCGAAACAGGCGTGGTTATTTCCGCTCGTAAGCGTTTTGGCGATTCCGTAGGGGATCTAGTTGAGAAGTTTGTATCTAAACTGACAGGTAATAAGGTACAAGTGGAAGACGAAGAAGATGTAGAAGAAGGTAGCATCAAGTATATGCACAGTTTAAAAGCCAAAGGTCACAGCGATGAAGAAATAGCCAAAGAACTAAACATGTCCGCTGATGAAGTTAAAAAGGCTATGAGCAAAACTGTAGAAGATGCTGACAAAGACAACATGGGCTTCAGTGATAAAGAAATCAAAATGGCATTTGGTGTATTGAATGACAAAAGATTTAAAGGTGGCAATTACACAGGTGCTGTTGGAGTAATTGAAAAGATTGCTAAAGGCTTATCCAAACATCCTAGTGTGGCTAAAGCATTACAAAAAACAAACGAAGTTACAGAGTCTCGAAAAGCACCAGCAGAAGTTAAAAAATTAATGGCTGGACATACATACACTTGTGAAGACTGTGGATGCGAAATGCACAACTGCAAACCAGATTGTGATTGCAAGCACGACTCACATGACGAAATGGGATCTTGGTGGAAAGATGAAAACGGAAACGGTATCCCAGATGTAAAAGAATCTAAAAACGAAGACTTAGACTACATTACAGACAAATTGGCTAAATTACTTAGATAAATTCAGAATTTATAGTTGACTTTAAGATAAAAGATAACTATAATATAGATATGTTGTTAGAGAAACATATCGAAACGTTTGGTACTAGTATCGAACAACAGGCACATAAAACATAAAGGCAAAACATAGGAGGCTTATATTATGGCAACATTAGCAGAGATTCGTGCAAAACTACGCGAACAAGAAACAAACAGTTCGGGCAACCGACAGTCAAGCGGCGGCGACAACGCAATTTACCCACATTGGAATATGGCAGAAGGTAGCGAAGCAGTACTTCGTTTCTTACCTGACGCAGATCCTGAAGCGACTTTCTTTTGGAAAGAGCGTTTGATGATCAAACTTCCTTTTGCAGGTATTAAAGGTCAAACTGATTCACGTCCAGTGACAGTTAACGTTCCATGCATGGAAATGTATGGAGAAGCATGTCCTGTACTACAAGAAGTACGTGGCTGGTTCAAAGACCCTGCGTTAGAAGCACAAGGTCGTAAGTATTGGAAAAAACGTTCTTACATTTTCCAAGGCTTTGTAGTTGATAATCCAATTTCAGAGGATACAACTCCAGACAATCCAATTAGACGTTTTATTATTGGTCCACAAATTTTCCAAATCATTAAAGGTGCTTTGATGGATCCAGAGATGGAAGAACTACCTACAGATTATGTACGTGGTGTTGACTTCCGCATTAAGAAAACATCTAAAGGCGGATATGCTGATTACTCAACATCACAATGGTCACGTAGAGAACGTGCTATTACTGATGAAGAAAAAGCGGCAATTGATGCAAATGGATTGCATAACCTTAATGACTTCTTACCTAAGAAGCCAACTGACGTTGAAGTTAAAGTTATTCAAGAAATGTTTGAAGCATCTGTTGATGGTGAAGCATATGATCCAGAGCGTTTTGGGCAGTACTTTCGTGCTCCAGGCATGAGTGCTCCTACAGGTGATCCAAACAAAGGTGCAACAGCGCCTGCGGCGGCTCCTGCGGCTCCGGCTCCTACTCCAGTAGCAGAACCAGTAGCAGAAACTGTGGCACAACCTGCTCCAGCGGCAACTACTGCAAGTGCAAGTGAAGACAAACCAAGTAGCGAACGTGCTAATGATATTTTAGCAATGATTCGTAACCGTCAATCTTAAGGAGTAATCATGGCGAAACCATTCGACGTTAGTAAATTTCGTAAGAATCTTACCAAGAGCATTACAGGTCTTGGTGTAGGTTTTAACGATCCAACTGACTGGGTTTCGACTGGCAATTACGCATTAAATTATCTTATCTCTGGGGATTTCTACAAAGGGATCCCCTTAGGTAAGGTTACTGTGTTTGCTGGCGAATCCGGTGCAGGTAAATCATACTTTGCAAGTGGTAATATTGTAAAGGCCGCACAAGATCAAGGTATCTTTGTAGTTCTAATTGACTCAGAGAATGCACTTGATGAAAAGTGGCTACAAGCATTAGGTGTTGATACAGACGAAGGCAAGTTGCTTAGACTGTCAATGTCAATGATTGACGATGTTGCTAAAACAATTAGTGAATTTATGAAAGACTATAGATCAGATTATGATGCTGTAGATACAGTGGACAGACCTAAAGTACTGTTTGTTGTTGATTCACTAGGTATGTTGTTAACGCCAACCGATGTTGATCAGTTTGGTAAGGGTGACCTAAAAGGTGATATGGGTAGAAAACCTAAAGCACTTACGGCACTTGTACGTAACTGTGTTAATATGTTTGGTGCTTACAATGTAGGTATGGTGTGTACAAATCACACATACGCATCACAAGACATGTTTGATCCTGATGACAAAATCAGTGGTGGACAAGGATTTGTGTATGCTTCATCTATTGTAGTAGCAATGAAAAAGTTGAAACTAAAAGAAGATGAAGACGGTAAAAAGGTAACAGATGTACGTGGTATCAGAGCCGCATGTAAGGTAATGAAAACACGTTACGCAAAACCTTTTGAAGGCGTACAAGTAAAAATCCCATATGAAACAGGTATGGATCCTTATAGTGGACTAGTAGATTTGTTTGAAAAACAAGGTCTTCTAACACAACAAGGTAACAGACTAAAGTTTGTCAACAGTCGCAATGAAGAAGTTCTAAACTATCGTAAGGACTGGACAGGCGAAAATCTTCAACTCGTAATGGACGACTTTTCTAAGATTAGGCATAAGTACGAAGATGCTGTAGAACCGGAAGACGAACCGGAAGAAGCAGTTAGTACAACTATCGAGGAAAAAGTAAGTAATGGAGATGAGTGAAGATCAACTAATTGACCTTTGGGACATATTTTCTGAATATGTACCCAAAGGTAATAAAGAACAATTAGCAATGCAATACATTAAGTGGTGTCAAGACAACGGTGTTGACGAAGACGTTTTATATGCTGTAGGTGCTGAAGATCCTTATCTAGGAGAAGCAGTAGAAGATCTACAGGGCAAACGCGGAGACGAAGACGCTGACGATTGGGACGACGATGAATATAGCAGTGACGATGAAGAGTGGGATTAAATGAATTGGTATTCTAGGATTACTCAAGATATTGCAAATATACCTAATGCTATATTATGGTATGAAGGCGAACTAGAAGAAGCACGTAAAGAAACTAGACTGTTTGGCAACTTAGAAAAACAAGCGGCCAACTTACCCGGTGTAGTTGAACAACGCTTTGGTCAGTTGCAAGAGATTGAAGCAATTTTAGAATACCTAAACATTGAACTACGCCGAACACGAAGTAAGTTCTTTAAACAATATTTAGAAAACTATCAACGAGCATTATCCAGCCGTGACGTAGAAAAATACGTAGACGGTGAAGCAGACGTTGTTGATTTTGAAAAAATTATCAACGAGTTTGCCCTGTTGCGTAACAAGTGGTTAGGTGTTATGAAAGGCATTGATATGAAGCAATGGCAGATAACTAACATTACCAAGTTACGTGTAGCAGGAATGGAAGATGCTTCGATATAACATACTACTTCTTAACAATACAGAAAATTATCATAGCGGTTGTAAGACTGTAATCGATTTCTATAGACATTATTTTACTAATCACAATTTAACTATAGCAGAGAATTTAGATGTAGATGTAAAGAGTTATGATTTAGTTGTTGCTAATGGCGAAGGAACAATGCATCATAATAGTGAAAAGGCAAATAAGATCTTAGACTTGTTATTACAAGCAAAAAAGTCCATGCTAGTTAATACTGTATGGCAGAATAATGACAAAGAACTAGCAGAAAAATTATTAAAAATAAGTTATATTAGTGTTAGAGAAATTAAATCAAAGTATGAAATTTATCAACAAATAGGATTAACTGTTGATGTTCATTTAGATTATAGTTGGTTTGTTCCTGTTGGATTTACTGTAAAAGAATACAAAAATCTAATAGTAGGTAATAAAATGAATGTTCCGAATGTTAAACCAAAAAAGCCTAAAATTAAAAACATAGGTGAAGACGGATACATTGACATATTCACACAATCATGGAATGATATTGTTTCGCAACTAAAAAATTCAAAGTTGCTTGTTACAGGTCGTCATCATGAAATGTATGCCGCATGTAAAGCAGGATGTCCTTTTATTGTAATAGAAGGAAACACACATAAAAATCAAGGACTTTTTGAAACTGCTGATGTAAACATACCTGTTTTACCTTTTGGTTGTTCAAATGAAGAAATAATTAATGCAGTAAATAATATTGATCAATATCAATCTGAGTATGAAAAATTATTTAAGTATATGGCCGGACAAAGACCGCCGGAACTATTGAAGTATGTTGGAATGGTTTAACAATAAAGATGTTGCTATAATAGGCGGCGCAGAATCTTTGTTTAACCAAGGCTATGGTAAAACAATTGATCAGCACGAAGTTATAGTAAGAATAAATCGAAGCGTAATTATAAAAAAGCAAGAACATCAAGGAATCAGAACTGATTATTGGGCAATTGGCCATCATAAAACTGTTGAAGATCTCTTCGATAAAATATCCTGCAAAAATTTCCATTTAAGTCATAAAAGACCTAAAACTCCACATCCTAGAATAGATTATTATTTGCCTATGGATATTCTTAATAATTTACGATCAAATTTAAAGCATGATAAACCTAGTAGTGGATTAATGACTTTAGATTATATAAACCTATGCAACCCAAAATCTATTAGTATATATGGGTTTGATTGGAGAGAGACTCCTACTTGGTATTATACAGATACAGATTATCAACCCCACGATTGGCTCTTAGAGAAGAAATACATAATAACTAATTTTAAACATATAAAGGTTTATAACTAATGGAAACTCCAAAAAAATTTAGAATGAAGATTACGTATCCCGACGGTACAACTATAAATGCTAGAAAAGATTTTAAAGTTTGGACTGACTATGTTAACATTACTGATCTAGACTTTAAAGGAAAACGTGTGCTTGATATAGCAACAGACGAAGGTTGGTGGGCATTCTGGAGTGAAATGCAAGGTGCTGATTATGTAGAAGCAAGCGATGTCGAACGTGGCGAAGATTATGACTGGGGTGCTACAAAAGATTGGGAGTGGATTAACACATTAAATCAGAATAGAGGCGGCAAAAAAGTATTTGATTATCATCATAAAAACCTAAATAGTAAAGTTGTATATAAAAAAGAGAGTATATATCAAGCAAAAGGCAATTTTGATTTTATTTTTGCTCATGGGTTGATGTATCATTTAAGGCACCCGTTACTAGCGATAGATAATATGTATAATTGCTGTAAAGGATTTTTTATGTTTGAAACGTTTGTAGACGGTCATAATCCAAATCAAGATATTGCTGAAACAAAGTTTTATAGAACGACTGAATTAGGTCCAATATCAAATTGGACAGGAGCAACAAGTGCGTGTTACAACAGTTGGTTAAAAGATGCAGGATTTAATGATGTTTATTACACTGATAGAGGTGCTCCATTAGGACCACCTAGACAAATTTTTATAGGAGTAGTTGATCCTATGTATAACGAAAGATTTAAGTCGTGTGAAAATTTACATTATTGCGACGATGATTATTGGGAAAAAGTATTCAATCAAACTAAGTATTCGAAATAACTCGATACAATAATATACGCATATAAATACCAGTATGAAAACAATCGTATTGGTAACAGGTGGCTTTGATCCACTACATTCCGGACACATTGCCTACTTTGAAGCGGCGGCCAAACTAGGTGATGAACTTATTGTCGGACTTAATTCCGACGAATGGCTTACACGTAAAAAAGGTAAACCATTTATGCCTCTTAAAGAACGTGTTGCTATTGTAAGCAACTTGCGTATGGTAAGTGGTTGTATTGATTTTGACGATTCAGACGACGGTGCTGGTGGTGCGATATTTAAATGCAAAGAACTTTTTGGTACTGATTGTAAAATTATCTTTGCTAACGGCGGTGATCGCAGTGTAAAAAATATTCCAGAACTTGTTATGTATGGTGATGATCCGCAAGTAGAGTTTGTATTTGGGGTCGGTGGCGAAGATAAAAAGAATAGTTCAAGTTGGATATTAGATGAATTTAAACATCCTAAAGTAGTAAGACCGTGGGGATGGTATAGAGATCTATACACTATAGGAAAAGGAATTAAGGTCAAAGAACTGGTTATAGAACCAGGAAAACAATTATCAATGCAAAAGCACAGCAAACGTGCAGAAATGTGGTATGTGCTTAAAGGAAAATGCAAAGTCCTAACACTGTTAAATAATGTACCCGACGAAAAAGTTTTGAATAGTTTAGGTATAGGCTATGATATAGGAAAAGAAGTTTGGCATCAAGGAGTAAATCCTTACCAAGAACCTTGTCATATACTAGAAGTTCAACATGGAGAAGAATGTGTAGAAACAGATATTACACGCATTGGTGTTGACGAAAACTATGACAAGGAAGGACAAGAATAATGAATACTGTATATATTGGTTACGATACCAGAGAAAAAATCGCCAGTGATGTTTGTGAACACAGTTTACGTCATACCACAGAAGAACCTATAAACATTAAGCATCTTAAACTAAATGAACTAAAACGCAAAGGCATTTATACAAGAGGAGAAGATTCTCTTAGTTCAACAGAATTTACATTCAGTAGATTTTTAATTCCACATCTACAAGATTATAAAGGCTGGGCATTGTTTTGTGATTGTGATTTTTTATGGTTAGAAGATGTAGACAAGGTATTTGCACAACGTGATGACAAGTACGCTGTAATGTGCGTTCATCATGATTATACACCCAAAGAAGGTCAAAAAATGGATGGCAAACAACAAACACTATATCCAAGAAAGAATTGGAGTTCAATGGTGTTATGGAACTGCGGTCATCCTAGCAATCAACAGGTTATTCCTAGTATGGTTAACAACGAAACTGGAAAGTTTATGCATCGCTTTAGTTGGCTTAAAGACGAAGAGATTGGCCAAATAAGTCACGAATGGAATTGGCTAGTAGGTTGGTATCATGAACCGCAAGACGGCAAGCCTAAAGCATTACATTACACAGAAGGCGGTCCTTGGTTTGAAAACTGTCAAGATGTTGAATACGCAGATCTTTGGTTAAAAGCACAACAAGAAGTTAAAAATGGATAAGTTAACCATTGCGGCAATCGACGGATCTATAAAAAGAAATCCTAAAGTTTTAAAAAAGTGGTTTGGTATTGAAAATTTTGTTTGGTGTTCTTCATTGGCAGAAGCAGAAGAGCAAGCAAATAATATAGACATTTACATTCAAACTAATCTATTAAAATATAAATTTTTTATTAGAGGTCGAGATCCACAATACGTTCATATACTTACTAGCGGCAAACCTAAACTAGTACAAGAAAGTTCTATGTTTAGATCTGTAAAAAATCCTCATGATAAAAAACAACTACAAAGGTTAGGATGGAATAGTTATCAATATGGAGAAGCAGATTATAACAATGAAAATTCACCACCTGATCGCTGGAAAATGATTGAAAGAGATTATCAAATACAAAGACGAGACTGGAAACGTAATGGGGAGTATGTATTATTATTACTACAAAAACCTGGAGACAGCAGTTTAAATAAAATCTATATTGAACAAGGTTACAGAAGATATGAACAATGGATTATAGATACAGTTAAAGAGATACGAAAACATACTGATAGAAAAATAAGAATTAGACCACACATCAATCAACAAACAGCAGGATATAGAACTGCTAACAGAGCCGCTGAACTAGTAGAAAATTGTGAAGTAAGTCCTAATTATGAATGGCATCCTGAATATGCACAATCAGGCGGAGCAGGACTTCAAGAAGATTTAAAAAACGCATGGTGTTCTGTAACATATAATAGTCTTTCAAGTGTTGAAAGCATACTGTCAGGAACGCCTGTTGTTACATTAGATAAAACTTGTATGGCTTGGCCTGTGTCAGAACATAGTTTAAAAAATATTGAAACAATTAATAGAGATAGAAGCATAGATCAATGGTTATACGATTGTGCTTATACTTCATGGTGTAGTCCTGAATTAGCAAGCGGCGAAGCATGGGCTCATCTAAAACCTAGATACGAATACTGGAAAAAAATGGCCAAACGTCAAGACACTAATGATATTTTGAAGTGGAAAAAATGGATAGGCTAACAGTAATTACTTCTATGAACAAAGACTATTACGACCTTATAGGTCGTATTTTAGTTGACAGTTTCCAACAAACATGGGATCAAAAATTAATTGTTTATTCTGAAGATATTGATAATATAGATGGCATAGAAGTAAGAAAATTTCAATCACAAAATTTAAATGAATACTTAGATTATATAGGCGATCATCGTAGTAGAGGCTTTGCTTATAAAGTGTTTGCTTGGATTGATGCGGCACGTAACTGTGATACAGAATGGTTACTATGGCTTGATGCAGATAGTTGTTGTATTCGAAAACCAGACACAAGACTATATGATAGTTTATTTCCTAATAATCATATATGTTCATATATGAAAACTGTTATGTATAAAGACAAGCACGGTTGGCAAGGAAAGCATAATTGCGATAGTGCTATTATAAGTTTCAATACGAAAACAATTCAAAGTAAAAAGTTTATAGATGAATTTGAAAGACTATACACATCAAAAGAAATTGATGACAGAGAATTGTATCCAAAGCCTAATGATACACATGCTTTTGTTAAGTGTATTGAAGACGCAGACTTAAACGGATTTAAAAGTTACAACTTAAATCCTAATGATCAAAGTTTAAGTCCAATTAAAGAAACTGTGTTAGGAGATTATTTTAGACACTTTAAGGCAGGAAGAAAAGATAAAACAAAAATACAAGGTGTTATTAATAAATTAATATCTAGCACAAATAAACTAAAAGACAGTCCTACAGCATTAGCAAAAAGGATAGAAAGAGTAGAACGTAGATTTAGAAATGGATAATATTATTTGTTTAAGTAAAAATGGAAGTGACGAGTATGTTAATATGTTTGCTAACGGTGCAAATATAACTCCAACTTCTGATAAAGAGTTTGATTATGAAAGTTCTAAACCCACACCCATATTGCTCCGTGGAATTCTCAAACACAAAATAATGAAACAATGTTGGGAAGATGAGCGTGACTTCTATTATATGGATAGTGGTTATTTGGGTAACTATAAGTCACCTATTAACCCTAATGGTTGGAAGTGGTTTCATAGAATTGTAAAAAATGATTTACAGCATAATCAAATTGTTAATCGTCCAAGTGACCGATGGGAAGCACTAAAGTATACAATTCCAAAATGGAAGAAAGATGGTCGTAATATTCTTGTTGTTATGCCAAGCGAAAAACCTGCAAAGTTTTATGATATTGATATGGATCAATGGCGTGAAGAAACAATTAATACACTTAAACAACATACAGATCGTCCTATTGTTGTGCGTGAAAAAGCAGACAGACCTACACGCATTGTAAAAACAATATACGAAGAACTAGATAATGCTTATGCTGTTGTAACACTACAAAGCATTGCGGCTACAGAAGCAATACTGTATGGTGTTCCTGCGTTTGGACTAGCACCCAATGCTAGTACTCCGGTAGCACTAGATGACATAACTAAAATTGAAACACCTTTTTATGCAGATCAAGATCTTGTTTATAAATGGGCCTGCCACTTAGCATACGGTCAATTTCACATACAAGAACTAAACGATGGAACTGCATATAAGATATTAAAAAAGGACAATAAATGAACGTACAAATATATATGAACTCAGCAGGACATAATAGAGAACGTGAAGTGCTTCGTTGTATGCACGACGGTATTATGAGCGTAGAAGTTCCGGACAATAAAGAAAAAGCAGACATGCTTAAGAGTATGGCAAAAGAATTAGGAAGAAAACGCAAAGTAGAATACTGTTATGAAACCAACTATCAAAATTGTGATGTAAGTGTATTCTTAGGAAGTTGGAAACCAGATCGTGCTAGAAGTTGGCACGAAACACGAACAGATCTAGCAAAACATTCTAAATCATTTGTTTGTATCGAAACTCCTTTACTTGGACGTAAAATGTTTCAAAAAGACAGTTATCATAGGGTTGGTATAAATGGATTTTTAAATAGAGCGGCATACTGGGGAGAAGATAAAGACTACCCAGATGATAGATTAAAAAAATTAGGATACGAATATAAAGGCTGGAAGAAACCAAACGAACTAGGAGATACTATTGTAGTTGCATTACAACTTGCAGGAGATGCTAGTTTACGTGGAAATGATATTAACGAATGGTGTTTAGATACTATAACAGAATTAAGAAAGCATACAGATCGTCCTATTGAGATTAGAACACATCCTGGAGTAAGTGAGAAAGGAATGAGCAATCATGACGATCTAATGAAACATTTCATTTTTAAGTATAGCACTAGTATTAAAGATGTTACATTTGTAAACGGCAAAGATATTGCTTGGGAAAATCAATTAAAAGATGCTCGTGCTGTTGTTGCTTATTCAAGTGGATTATCTATTGATGCTGTTGCTAATGGTGTACCAGTTATTGCTTGTGATGAAGGTAACTTTGCTTGGCAGGTTGCAGAAAAACGTTTAGAGAACATTAATGATATGAAACTTGCAAATGAACAACAAGTGTATCAATGGCTATCTAACTTAGCATATATGCAATGGTCTCCAGAAGAAATGCTCAGTGGAGAATGTTGGCGACATCTTAAACCTACTATCGAACAAGTACTTTTAATCGAAGAGGAAAAACGCAAGAATGAAAGTAGTTAGTTACCTTGCAGGAATACCGCCTAAGAATAAAAATCTAGAAAAGCCTGCACTACTTAAAAACTATATTGAAGGTGTACGCACTATAGGAGACGAAGGTGTAGTATGGGAAGCAAACAGTGTAATGAATCAAGACGTTGCTGTGTTGCAAGGGTTTATTCATGAATCTAGTCCTAATAGTCCTCACTTAAGATTAAGACGAGAGGTTATAGATCATCAAATACGTACAGGTGGTAGAACAGTAGTTGTTGACAGCAATTTATTTTTATATATGAATAAACATAATCCTGGAAACTATTTACGTTACAGTTTTGATGGCGTATTTCCAACTACAGCAGAATACTGTTGGAACAATCCGGATCCTGCACGTTGGCATAAGATTAGTCGAGATTTAGGTTTAGTAATTAAACCATGGAGAAATACAGGTAATCATATTTTAGTTTGTATGCAACGTAATGGTGGATGGAGCATGAAGGGCAAAGATACTTGGGAATGGCTATCAGAAACTGTTAAAGATATAAGACGATATAGCGATCGACCTATTATTGTAAGAGGTCATCCGGGCGATGCTAAAACAAAAAGAGTTATACAACAACGTAGATATCCTGGAAATATTCCAATGGATAATTTATATTTTAGTGACCTCGATAAACGAGAACTACTTGACGACTTACGCAATGCTTGGGCAACAGTTGTGTATAATAGTTCACCAGCAGTAGCAAGTGCAATAGAAGGTGTGCCTGTATTTGTTTATGATAAAGATGACTGTCAAGCAGGTGATGTTGCAAACACAAATCTTAATAATATAGAATCGCCTAATATATTTGATCGTGTTCCGTGGGTACAAAAAATATCAATGTGTCATTGGAACTTTGATGACTTACGTAGTGGTGCTTGTTGGAAGCACATGAAAGGATATGTATGAAATTAGAATTTGGAAGCGGTGAAAGTCCAACTAAACAAGGATTTCTAACAGTTGATGTAAGAGATTTGCCCGGAGTAGATTATGTTTGTAATGCATGGGAAATAGATAAGCATGTAGGTGAAAACAGTGTAGATGAAATTTTTTCAAGACATTTCTTTGAACACTTAACATTTGAGCAAGGCGAAAGGCAACTTCAAGTATGGCATAAAATACTAAAGCCTGGAGGACGTTGTGAAATAATGTTACCAAATATGGTTCATCATGTGCATCAGTGGATACATCTTAGAAACGATCCACATGCTTTAAAACGTGCCCAAGAAGGATTTTGGGGAAGACAAAGAGAAAGTCTAACTGAAACTTGGGATATTCATAAAAGTGGGTATGACGAAGAAACTTTTACTGCATTAGTAAAACGTTTTAATTATGTAGATATAAAACCGTTAAGTAAACACACTATAAAGCACAAGCATTTACACCTAGAGTTTTACAAAGCATAAACCGTTATTTTTTACAAATGCTTTTCTACTAAATTTATTTTTCTTTGCATTTAGTGTAGTTACTTCTCGAATTTGTCTAGTCATATTTGCATCATATTGAAAGCCATAGTTTTTAAAAACACCTTTCCAATATTCGTCGGTTTGACAATTTACATGATGATGTCCGGGTGTTCCTGGAGGAGCAAAAGTCATTATAACAAAATTTCCTCTTTGAAAGTCTTTCATATAGTTGTCTTGGTATTCTTCATATACATGTTCTACAAATTCTACGCTCCAAATTAAATCAACTTGTAAATCTAAACTACTAGGGCCAGTGGTGTAGTCGTGTAATGTTACCCAACTATCTTCAATACCTGGTCTTTCTACACGGAAGTCTCCGTCAATTCCATGTGCAGTTATACCTATTTCATTTGCTAACTTTACCATACCTGCCGGACCGCACCCTATATCAAGCATTGATTTTACATTTAAATTCTTTTTCATAAACGCAAGAGACCCTTGATCTAAGTGTGTTTTATTCATATGTCCGCCTAGGTGTTTAGGTAATTTTTCCATTTAACTCTCCAATAACTCTTGTATTTGTTCTTTAGTAATATATACTGTATTTGGCTTCATGCCCCGTATTTGATTTGATTTTTTAATTAGATACGGATTAAACCAATCTTTCAATTCTAAATCACCCCAAAAACTTTTTTGATCATCTGGCAAGTTCCTATAACGTTTATCTAATTTACTTCCGCTATTACATGCGAGATATAGGGCGCCACCTTCATTTAAATGTTCATTCATATCCTCTAAGAAAAATTTCCATTCTTCTTTTGACCATGCCTGCGGTCTTTGACCTAAGAATGAACGCATGGTAGTAATATAATCAAACTTACCATCTAAATTCATTTTTTGCATAGGATATGTTAATTCTCCTAAAATATCTATACCTAGAAAATTATATCCTGCATCATATTCAGGCCGATCTAAAATATCAGTTCCGTAGCATTCGTGTCCTAATTTTCTAGCAACATACACAAACCAACCAGCACCGGTGCCTAAATCAAGAATACGTTTTTTGGGAGCAGTATCTAATCCTAGCCATAATGCAACACTTAGTTTTTCTTGTATCCAACGTAATATATTACCTTTAAAATATCTATTTGATTTAGATTCATCACCGCCTTCGTAATTTTCAAACTCAAGTTTTCCGATTGCACGAATATTCTTTTCGCCTAATTCAGCAATAATTTTTTCTACTTCTTTATTAATATTAATATCTAAATTTTTATTCATTGAATACTACCGGTTGTATATGTTTTGTACTAGAATGAGGAATAAAACTTATGCATGGTTTAGGAGCATCAAACACTTCGTCCCATGCATACTCAATTAGTTTATCTTTTTTTACTAATTCATCAACAAACTGTTTTACGCCTTCTGTTTGATAATCGTCAAACACTATTACTTTACTACCACTTACTTTATAATAATCATGCTTTACTGTTTCATAACTGTGACCGCCGTCTATATAAACAAAATCATATACTGCTTGCGTAAGTGTTTCTTGTGTTAAGCCTTTAATTAACTTGAATTTAAACTTTTTATGTTTTGACTGTCTATGTGTTAAATTGTTTTTTGCAGTTCTATACTTTCCTGCGCCTTTTCCGTTAATTTCTTTTTCATGAAACTGTTCGTTGTCTTTTACAGCATCAAATACATCATAACCAACATAAGATAGTTTAGGATTTAATTTTACACAATAGTCAACAAATTGTATTGCACTTTTACCGTCATGTGTTCCAATTTCGCATATAATACTAGGTTTATAATAATCAAATATTTGATGAAATGGAGGTAGCATTGTTGGCTTCATCGTACATTCTGCCAGTAAGATTCTGATCTATCACGTTTAAGATCTTTTTTGTTGCTGTGACCTTGACGCTTACGATCGCCTTTCATATGATCGATATATGCTCCCAACTCGCTGTTAATAATTGGGTGTCCTTCTTTTTCTACTATGCCTGCCGAGTAATTTTTATTTGTAACGCCAAACTTTTGTTCATGCCATACTCTTACTACATCGTAGATATAACTATCATGCCATTCTTTTTCTAAAAAGATTCCGTTCTCTGCATCATCATACATGCGTTGAAACTCGTCAAAAAACTCTGTTGCGTGTGGATGTTTTAAATTCATACTATACCAACCACACTCTGTATATTTGTTTGCTCTCCCTGCATAACAAGTAAATGCATCTTCAGGAATAAACTTTTCTAAAAAGTCAATAGTCATTGGACTATGAACATAACTGTCTGCATCCATCCAAATTAGTACATCTGCATTTACTTTACGTGCCGCATCACATACAACATAAACTTTATTACTAAACTTAATAGCGTCCCATTTAAATGCTTTTTTAGCATCTAATCGTTTTTTATCTGGACCCATACCGTTTGCTCTAGGATCATTTTTATATTTCTTTTTAAATTCAAAAAGAGCAGGAACCTGTTGCTCTTGATCCATAGGATAGATTAGACTTTTACTCTTTGGTACTTGCGGTCTACATCTTTCACCGTAAGCATATAATTCTATGCCAGCAGGCATATTTTGAGCAAAACTGTTAATAAATCTTTGCCCATATAACTGTAGTCCTTGCTGATTAAATGTGGTTACAACCGCAAATTTTCGTGACATTAAAAAACTCCATAAATAGTATTAACTACGTATATTTAGTGTTAAGAGGTATTCAATAAATGATCTTCGGAATGTTCAACGAGTTTGGAGCACAAAATTCAACACCAGTATTTGGTGCTTTTGAACGGAGCCTTGATTTGGCAGGTATTCCGTGGACAAAAAACATTGATATGTGTAATGTAGCAGTAATATGGAGTGTACTTTGGAATGGACGAATGGCTCAAAACAAACGCATATGGGACCATTGTCAGCAGTATAATAAACCCGTTATTGTTTTAGAAGTAGGTGGATTATTACGAAATCAAAGTTGGAAAGTAGCAATAGGTGGTATTAATCGTGAAGCCTACTTTGGAGAACGATCAACTAGCACTATTAATAATTGGTTACGTAATGCTAGTCAACATAGACAAAAGCGTTTTGGTTTAGACTTACAGCCATGGAAAGAAACTGCTAGTAGCAAATATATTTTAATCTGCACACAACATAATAAAAGTCATCAATGGAGACATATGCCAAATATCGAAGAATGGTTAGATAAGGAAATAGAAAAAATCCGTAAACATTCTTCAAGAGAAATTAGGATACGTCCTCACCCACGCAGTCCTATAAGTCCATCAACAATAAGAAATTTAAATTTTAAACATAAAAATGTTGAACTACAATACCCTGTACGATATGCTCAAACCTACGATGAATTTGATTATGATACAGCACTTGAAGGCGCTCACTGTGTTATCAGTCATAGTAGCAATCCAGGACTACAAGCCATAGTTGCTGGAGTACCTGCATTCGTAGGAAAAGATAGTTTGGCATATGACGTAGCAAATACAGACTATAGCCGAATAGAAGACCTCAAAAAACCAGACAGAACACAATGGTTTAATGACTTACTTTATACTGAATATTTTATAGATGAGATCAATAACGGCCTTCCATTGGTAAGATTACTTCCAAAATTAGAACAATTAGTTCTTGCTCAAAACAAATAATAGTGCTATAATATAGCATATAATTGAGGTAGTAGAACATGCACACTATATCCACCAGTGAACAGAATGTAGAAAATTGCGTAATGTTCCTTGCAGGTGAAGGAAACTTTATCTTTCAAGAAGAAGTTAGCATTGACCAATTTGACCTAAGCATTGTAAAGAGTCTCGGAAAACAATTAGGTAACGGCAATCCATTTACAGAAAAACAAAGCCACATTGGGTTACGTTTAGTAAAAAAATATAGTTCTCTATTATTTGAAAAAGGATTTGAAGCAGACAATATATTAGATCAAAAATTATTCCAATGGCCTTTTAGAACAATCGACAAAACTAAAAGTCTATATATCGATGGTGAAAAGATTGTACTAAAAAGTCCTTTTATTGCTGATATAGTAAACAAAGTTAAAAAACGTAAAAAGCCTAGTTACTATAAAGGTGAATACCAAAGTGAAACTAAAGAATGGGCATTTGATTACAGTGAAGCCAATGTAGAATTTTTGGTTAATTTAGTAAAGGGGATGAACTTTAATATTGATGAAAAAATCAAAGAAGATTATAAAAAGATAGTTGATATTAAAAAGAATGCATTAGATTATTATCCTATGCTTACACGAAAAATGGGTGGATATGTTTACAATAATATAGTAATTGAACAAGAAGATCCAAGACGTGCTGTTATGAAAGCCAAATTAAACGGATGTGCAGTGTATGATGATAGTGTTGTACACAGTATGAAACCACTTACAGTAACAGATAAAGTATTGTTAGGTGATAGTCAAAAATGGTTTATTAATTCTAATATTCATCACTTTTTGGAGATATTTTCATTGCTTAATACAGTAGATCAGTGTATAATTATGTGTAGTAGTAATAGTGTTGATCAACTACAAAGTATTGTTGAAAACTTGCTAGGTAGTGGATATAGTTCTAATGATATCTGTGTTATGTTTAGATTTAAAAATAACAAGGAATGGTTTGAAGGAAACAAATATATTAAGAATGCAGGCGTGAATACATTTAGTCCTGACAAGAAAGTTTTTATTATTAATGAAAAAATTCCAAAACCATTGCTTCAAAATAATATCGATCCACAGTTAATTATTAGTACATTGGCTACACAACCTAGTCATTACAAAACACAGGCTTGGTTAGAAAACAAGCCAACTGTGGTGTATTATTGTAGTAGCAAACCAAGTGGAGTAGAAAACTGTGCCAACGTGTAAACTAGTAATTAAAGATGAAGTGAATGTTAAGTTTGAAGGACTTGATTTAGAGATGCGGAAGGCATTAACTAATAAGTTCAAATACGACATTCCGTATGCTCGTTATTTGCCAGCATACAAACTAGGACGTTGGGACGGCAAGGTCAGTTTCTTTGGACTAGGCGGAACTACATATGTTAGTATGCTTGAAGAAGCATTGCCATTACTTGAGCAAAAAGGTTGGTATGTTGAAGTAGAAGATTTACGTGATTCTACACAGTTAAACTTTACAAACATTACAGAAAACTATTGGAAGGATCAAGGTGCAGTATGGCCTAAAGGACATGTTGCTGAGGGACAGCCTATTGTACTACGTGACTATCAAGTTGAAGTAATCAATAACTTTTTAAGTAATCCACAGAGCCTACAAGAAGTAGCAACAGGCGCAGGTAAAACTATTATTACTGCAACATTAAGTAATATATGTGAGCCATACGGTAACACTATTGTAATTGTTCCTAACAAATCACTTGTTACACAAACAGAAGAAGACTACATTAACTGTGGTTTAGATGTAGGTGTATACTTTGGTGATAGAAAAGAATTAGGACATAAGCACACTATTATTACATGGCAAAGTCTTAATGTGTTGGATAAGAAGTCAAAGAACCATGAAGCAAAACTTACACTAACAGAATTTTTACAAGATGTAAAATGTGTTATTGTCGACGAAGTACATCAAGCAAAAGCAGATGTACTTAAGAATTTGCTTACACAAAACTTTGCACATGTTCCTATACGTTGGGGACTAACAGGTACAATACCAAAAGAACAGTTTGAGTTTCAAGGTATTAAAGCAGGCTTAGGCGAAGTTATTAATCATATATCAGCACACGACTTACAACAAAAAGGTGTGTTAGCACAGTGTCACGTAAACATTGTGCAAACAGATGACGTACAAGAGTTTGGTAACTATCAAGAAGAATTAAAATATTTGGTTACAAGCGAACATCGAATTGATTGGATGAGCAAACTTGTAGACAAAATTAAAGACTCCGGCAATACATTAATTCTAGTTGATCGTATTTCAGCAGGTAAAATGCTTGAAGAACGTCTAGAAGGTTCCGTGTTTGTGTCTGGTGAAACTAAAGGAACCGACAGGAAGGAACACTATGATTCTATTAAAGACAGCACTAATAAAATCATTATTGCTACTTATGGAGTTGCCGCGGTTGGTATTAATATCCCTCGCATTTTTAACTTGGTTCTTATTGAGCCTGGTAAGTCTTTTGTTCGCGTTATTCAGTCTATTGGCAGAGGAATTAGAAAGGCTGAAGACAAAGATTTCGTCCAAATTTGGGATATAACTAGCAGATGTAAATTTGCTAAACGGCACCTAACGCAAAGAAAAAAATATTATAAAGAAGCGAACTATCCGTTTACCATAGAAAAGATAGCAATCGATTAGGAGAACATATGCAAATACTTACATTAGAAAATGAACACTTTGATCTACAAACACTGCCTAAAGAAATAGATAAAGATATACGCTACAGCGTATTAGATAATTCAGATCCAAAAGATCCTGATTACTTTTTTGTACCTTTAATTTATTTAGAAAGTTTTAGTTCGCCGGCAGTAGTACTACAAATTGGTAATCATCAAGTACAAATGCCTTTAGAATGGAGCATGGTAGTTGGTAATTCAGAAGTAGGTGACCTCGAAGTATTGCCGTTAACAAGTTTAAACGACAGGGGGTTTGAAGCATTTATTTTCAATCCATTAACAAGCAGTAGACCAGAGTTTCTGCCTGTTGATGTAATTAACGTATATCAAGATGTGAAGTTTTACTTTCCTAAATTAAAAAATGGACAGTTGCTTACTACACCAATACAAAAGAAAAAAGAACCACAGTGTGCATTCTTTGTAAAGGAAGTAAGTAGACAAAGCGAAGTACTTGATTTTAGTTTAGTCTGGTAATAATAAGGAGAAAGGACAATGACAATGAAAGCAGGAAAGATTTGGGGTCAAACAGAATTGATCCATGCGAACGGTGTACTAGAATTTCATCGTATCGAATTTAAAAAAGGATTTAAATGTTCAGAACACGAACATCGTTATAAATGGAATGGCTTCTTTGTAGAGTCAGGTAAAATGATTGTGCGTGTATGGCAGGATGCTGATCAAGAAGGATTAGTTGACGAAACTATCCTAGGCCCAGGTGAGTTTACACAAGTAAAGCCAGGCAAGATCCATCAGTTTGAAGGTGTAGAAGATGGTGTAGCATTTGAACTGTATTGGGCAGAGTTTAATCATGACGACATTGTAAGAAGAACAGTAGGCACTAAGGTTAAGTAATGTTTGAAAAACTTAAAGGCTGGTTTAAAAAAGATCAACCAGAAATTACATTCTGGAGTGAAGTTCCTGGCCTTGAGGAAGTTGTTCCTGTACAACCTGCTGTAAAATATCTTCCTGAATGGTGGAAGAAGATGCCTCGGTTTGCTGATGTAGAAGTTCCACCTGATAGTATTAACAAAGGAACAGCAAAAAACTGTCCTGCATTTGTTGACTTTTTTAAATCGGCATATGTTGTACCTTTATGGTGTGACATTGAATTGAATATCACACCTGAAGGTTATACTGTTAGGACAAGTCACGATAAATTTAACTTTTCACATCATAATCCAATACAGTTTAAGCAATGGTTACCTGCACACTTACAGCAACAGGTAGCAATGGTTTTGAAACCTGCATGTCCATGGAGAGTTAAAACTAATCCAGGATACAGTGTAATGCAGTTACCTATGATGTTTGAATTTAGTAATATATTCGAAACACTTCCTGGAACTATCTGGAGTGATAAGTTTCATGAAATGAATCAGCAAATGATTATTAAAAGGTATGGCAAGGTAGAACTAGAAAGAGGAACTCCTCTAGCAATGTATGTTCCATTCAAACGTGATAAGTTTGATTTTAATTGTACACACCAAACACCGGAACTTGAAAGGCTACAGCACAAGAGTCAAATGCTTGTTAGATCAAAGTTTATTGGTGGTTACAAAAGTATGATGAAAGATAATGACTAAAATATACGAATCACCCGATGGAGGAGAAACTGTGTATGAACGAGATACAGAAACAGGCGAACGAGTATGTATAGAAAAGCCTGTGCATCCTGATTGGTATATTGATCCTTATGATTTTGATTTGGTAATAGAGATGGCCAAAGATGGGAATAAAACCTTGCAAAATTTACTAAAAGAAGTTAAACTAGTATTTGAGTTGAGTTACAAAGATGACTAGAAAGTTAAAAAATGGAACCAAAGTGGAAGAACTAGATACACCTGTAGCATTAGAAGTATACACAAAATGTCCTAGTAAATGGAAACTAGTTGATATGGAAACAGGCGAAGAATACATAGGACAGGATCCTGAAGCAGATAAAATCCAACCACAATATTGGAAAAGGGTAAACTAATGGCAGAGAAGAAAAAGTTTCTAGATTTAAAAGCAATGTTAAGTGCAGTTGATCGTCGTGACAAAGAATGGTATAACAAACTAAGTGACGATGATAAGAAACTATTTGCTCCGTTTATTGCTATGCGTTATGTTAGTAATGTAAAAGCAGATGTGTTCTTTCAAGAACATTATTTAGAAATGACCAACGAGTTTGTTAATAAACATCACTGGAGTCTAAGTAAAGGACACAAAGGATTGCTGTGGAAACTTATGGCAATGTGTGGTGCATATGAAAACTTCTTTCATCAGTATGTAGCGGCACCAAAGAAGCAGGCTAAAAACAAGTTTACACAAACGCTATTAGATAAAAATCCCACAATGAAGATGGAAGATGCAGAACTATTATCAAGTATTATGTCAAAGAAAGAACAAAGCGAATATATTAAAAACCATGATCCAAACGCTTGAACAACCACATAATTGTATACACTGCGGAAAGAGTTTCCAAAAAGAAAAAACTCTTATGGCCCATATGTGTGAGGCTAAACGCAGATACTTGCAAAAAGATGAGAAGCGTGTACAGGTTGGCTTCTTAGCATTTAATAAGTTTTATATACTAGTACAACGTAGCAAAGAAAAAACATATGCAGAGTTTTGTAAAAGCAGTTACTACAATGCGTTTGTAAAGTTTGGTAGTTTTGTTTCAAACATCAATCCGCTATACCCAGAAAAGTTTATTGACTTTGTGATCAAATCAAATGTTAAACTAGATCACTGGTGTCGTGACGAACTGTACGACACATATATGTTTGAAATGCTCAAAGTCGAGCCCACAGAGGCCGCACTAGAACGTAGCGTAAAAACAATGTTAGAGTGGGCAGAAAAGCAAGAAGCACAATACAATGACTACTTCAGATATTGTAATTTAAATCGTGCAGTTAGCGATATTAGAAATGGACTAATTAGTCCTTGGTTATTATTGAATTCTAAAACAGGAAAGACTATGCTGAGTAACTTCAACGACGAACAACTGTTAATTGTTGAGCCTGTATTAGATATCCCGTACTGGAATCGACAGTTTAAAGCGAAGCCAGCAGATGTTGAACTAACTAAAGAAATAATCAAGGAGGCACATATTGACTGATTCAAATGATTTTGAAAACGGCAAATACACAATAGTAAGTAACTATCGAAACGGTGAACCTATTGATAGAATATACGGTGGTGGAGCATTGCGTTTACGATTGATCCAAAAAGATGGAACAGAATACAAAGGCACTATTACCAAAAAGACTATAATACAAGACGGCCTAAATGGTAAATTTAAATCGCACATTTATGTTACAGATGACAAAAGAACATTTGACAGAAGCGGTATGCCAGTGTATAATATAGATACAGTTGAACTAGAAGCGGAGCAAGAAGATGCTACACAAGATTAGTGATTTTTGTAAAAAGATAGATTCAATTAAATCTATGTCAGATAAACTTATGGAAATAAAATATAAACAACCAAAAAGTAATGCGAGAGATATCGAAGTACAAAGTTTGATTGATACTATACAAGCAGACTGCTATCTTATTTCGCAGGATAAACAAGACTACACAAAAGAATAGTATGCCTAAACAAAAAAAATATTCTGACGTATCACAGTACGACCCAAAGATACACACAAAAACCAAAGGTGGATTAGGATTCGGTATGAAAAAAAATACTAAAAATGATAAGAAATACGAAAGCAGTGGACTACAACTTATTGATGTATTCCGTTGGGAAGTACCTGAAAATTTAAAAGATGCCTACGAGGAAATGAAAAAAGAAAATGCCTGATATTGATTTAGATTTTTTTGATCGTGACAGTGTGCTTGAAAAGTTCAAACACATTAAAGGTTCACGATTAGAAAAAGATGAATTAAAGAAACACAATACAGGTGTTTACTTTCACAATGCTCCAATTGATCCGTTTACAGAACGTTGTACACTAGATCATAAAGTAGCAGACGAACGTGGATACTTCAAAATAGATATGCTAAATGTTCACATATACGAGCATGTGAAAAGCGAAGAACACTTAAATAGTTTGCTACAAAAGGAACCACTATGGGAACTTCTAACTCACGAAGACTTCAGCAACAAATTATTTCACGTCGCAGAACACAGCACTATTCTAAAAGAAATGAAACCGCAGAGTATAGAACAACTAGCGGCGGTACTAGCAATTATCCGTCCAGCGAAGAGGCATTTGCTTGGAAAGAAGTGGGATACGGTGATGAACGAAGTGTGGTCGAAACCGACTGACGATTCCTATTATTTTAAGAAGGCACACGCGATTGCTTACGCACACGCGATTGTGGTACATATGAATTTAATTTGCGAAGGATTATATGAACAAGAATGACGAACAATTTGTTTTTAACAACGACACATTTGAAGAACAAGAACTAGCACAGATTAGTTCTTTGATGGAAAATGAAGCGGCACTACGCAAGGCACGTGAAGAATATGATAAAAAAGCATCAAAGCCTAGCCTAGAAGAATGTAAAGAATGTGGAGAACCTATTCCAGAAGCAAGACAAAAAGCGGTGCCTGGAGTAGAACTCTGTATGGAATGTGCAACACTTAATGAGAAGCCATGGTAAACAATGATACAGGAAAAGATAGATAAATGGGCAGACGATTTAAGTTTATTGGAAGGCACAGATAGATTGACCTATCTTGTAGACCTAGCCAAGCAGGCAACTACACTGCCAGAAGAACTTAGAACTGATGACAAACTTGTTCCTGGTTGTATTAGTAAAATTTGGGTTGACGTTGGTCTAGTAGAAGGCAAAATAAAAGTTTATTATGATAGTGATGCTATGATTCCCAAAGGCATTGCTACAATAGTTTGTGATATTTTTACAGACTGTTCTAAACAAGAAGCAAATGATTTTAAAGAAGAAGATCTTACTAAACTGGGATTCATTCAGTTAGTAACACCACAACGCAGGAATGGATTGTATAATTTAATTGGTGTTCTCAAAAAAAGGATTGAGTTAATATGATTCCAGAGATGCATAACCCTAGACCTCCTAAAAAACCTAACTTAGGCAGTTGGCCTTTTTGGAGTTCACCTCCGGAACTTGCTCTTGATTATTGTATAAAGATATTGATCTTTTTGATTGTGTTGCCTGCTTTTTTTGGTGTAGCATTTACACCAATTGGACTGTTTTTAAATTATCTTTTTTTAGATTTTTTAATCTATTGGCAGTACAAGAACAGACCTATCTGATTTTACGTATTAGTTGAATACTCTTACGTTTTATACGTTTTTCAGTAATATCATTTAAACGTACCATTGGCCCAAATATTAGTTCAACATCTTTAGTAGCAAATGTTTTAATTAGGTTTCTAAATGGAATCATATCCGACTTCATAAAAATGTTAATTGGAATTTTTCTATTTGATTCCCACCACCAACTATCTCCGCATTCTAGCAAACGTAATTTTTGACCATCATCAGTACAACTAGAATAATCGTAAATGCTCGTTACAGCAGAATCTTGATTAATAATAATACCAACATATTCGATATCACCGTGTTTAACGCAACTTAAAAACGGAAATTTTTCTTGTAAATCTTCTTGTAGTGTTGTCATGTCTTTCCAATAAATAGTGTTATAGGATGAACTCAATATGCATAAGTTACCCATATATATTTATGAAACCGGTTATACCTTGTTCAGTGATTTGGACGGGGCCGTAAGACAAGGATATACGCCAATGTACCAGAAAGATATTCAAGTGGTTAAAGGTGTCACGAACACTCTTAAATTCACTGTAAAAAACCAAGATCAGAAGCCGTTAGATATAAGTGGCGAAACACTTACATTTAACTTAGTAAACAAAGAAACAGGTGCTGTACATTTACAGACGCCTTGTGTAACAGTAGATGACGGTAGCACAGTTGCTACACGCGGCGTTGCTACACTTACGCTAACAGAAAGCGACACAGCAAGCCTAGTAAGCAAGTTTTATAAGTTTAGTGTAACTAGAACAATTGGCGGTTCTGGTAACCATGTGACTTATGCTAACACATACTATGAAGTTGCCGGTACAATCGAAATTGTTGATCACGTTTATCCTGCGTTTACAGATTCAACCGAATTACCAAATACAGACTTTGTTCGTCCACTAACTAGTAGTTTTTATAGACCTAACGGACAAATAACAGAGTATTTTAGTAGTTTAGTCGAAGCACAACCCGAATATAAACGCAACGGTGCATTACACACAATAACTTACTATTCTAGTAACTATGTAGGTGATCTTACTATCCAAGCAACATTAGATAGTCAAGTTACAAGCGATACAAGTTGGGTAGACTTAACTACTATTAACTTAACTAGTTCTGACTCAATTGGTTATCAAAATATTACAGGTGTTTACAATTATTTTAGATTGAAACATTTACCTGACAATTCGAACACAGGAACACTTGACAAAGTACTAGTTAGATCGTAAACTAGTAATATGAATTCGATACAATCGACAATCACGACTGCCTTACCTTCAAAAAGAAAGCAAACTCCTAGTGGGTGGATTTCTTTTGATGGTGTTTGCTGTGTTCATAATGGCGAAAGTGCAGACAAAAGAAAACGTGGTGGAATGATGTTTAACGCAGACGGTACTGTGAGTTATCACTGTTTCAACTGTGGGTATACAGCATCATTTGTTCCGGGTAGAAATTTAACCTATAAGATGCGTAAACTACTCGGATGGTTCGGTATGCCAGATTCAGAAATTACTAAACTTGCTTTAGAGGCACTACGTATAAAGGAGGAGTACGTCATAGACGGGGACACACCTCACATACAGTTGCCTATTTTTGAAACAAAAGAACTGCCAGTCGGTGCTAGATCCTTTGAGGAGTTGCATGACTGGAAGGCACTCGAACCAAGTGGATTGGATGAGGAATTCATTAGAGCCGTTGAATATGTAGTTTACGACCGTGGCCTTGACTTAGGGGACTATGACTTTATGTGGACTCCAGAAGGATCATATAAAACAAGGCTGATAGTTCCGTTTTATTATCAAGGGGACATAGTCGGATACACTGCTCGTAAACTCGGCGACGGCTCACCTAAATACATTACAGACAGTCAACCTGGATATGTTTTTAACTTGGATGGACAAGGATGGGATAGGCAATTTGTAATTGTGGTAGAAGGACCTTTTGATGCTATCAGTGTAGGCGGTGTAGCAGTACTGCGTAATGAAGTAAACGAACAACAAGCAATGCTTATTAACGCTCTACAACGTAATGTAGTAGTTGTTCCAGATAGAGATCAAAGTGGAGAGCAATTGGTTACTGATGCGGTTAAATATGGATGGAGCGTAGCGTTTCCTGAATGGCCAAATGCAGACGTAAAAGATGTCGCAGATGCTGTGAAACGATACGGCAAGATTTACACAATGCAAAAGATAGTAAACTCACAAGCAACAGGTTTGAAAATTCAACTATTGGCAAAAACATACTTTGCAGAATAAACTAAAAGGCAGTATAATATAACAATGCAAGACTTTAATACAGACATACAAAAACTATTTTTAGAAATGTTTCTATCAGATGCAGAAGCATTTGTGAGATGTCAAGGCATCTTTGAAAGTGAGAACTTTGATCAGAAACTAAAAGACAGTGCAGAGTTTATCAAAACGTATGTTGATGAATACAAGGTCATGCCTGAACTTGAAATTGTTAACAGCACTTGTCAAACTAATCTAAAAGATGCAAGCAGTGTAGGTGTAGAACACACTGATTGGTTGTTGGATACATTTGAAAAGTTTAGCAGACACAAAGCACTAGAACGTGCAATTCTTAAGAGTGCTGACTTGCTTGAAAAAGGTGAGTATGGTCCAGTAGAAGGACTAGTCAAAGAAGCAATACAGATTGGTCTTGCAAAAGATATGGGTACAGATTACTTTGCTGATCCAAGAGCAAGATTAGAAGGACTTAAAGATAACAACGGACAAGTAAGCACAGGTTGGCCCAGCATTGACAAGAAACTGTTTGGTGGATTCAACAGAGGTGAACTTAATATTTGGGCAGGTGGCTCTGGTGCAGGTAAAAGTTTGTTCTTGCAGAATATGGCTGTAAACTTTGCTACAGAAGGTATGAATGTATTGTACATCAGTTTAGAACTTTCAGAAGCACTAACAGCAATGCGTATTGACAGTATGCTTACAGGTGTAGCAACAAAAGAAATTTTTAAGAATCTTGATGATGTAGAAATGAAAGTCAGGATGATGGGTAAGAAAAGCGGTCGCATACAGATCAAATATATGCCTAGTGGTAAAAACGCAAACGACTTGCGTAGTTACGTTAAAGAATGGTCAATTAAAAACAAGTGTAAGCCAGACGTATTGTTGATTGACTATTTAGATTTGATGATGCCACTAAGTGTTAAAGTATCACCAAGTGATCTGTTTGTTAAAGACAAGTATGTGTCGGAAGAACTGCGTAACCTAGCAATGGAATTAGGCTGTGTGTTTGTTACAGCATCACAGTTGAACAGAGCGGCTGTAGAAGAAATTGAGTTTGATCATTCACATATCTCAGGTGGTTTGAGTAAGATTCAAACTGCGGACAACGTGATTGGTATCTTTACAAGCAGAGCAATGAAAGAACGTGGACGTTATCAAATCCAGTTTATGAAAACACGTTCAAGTAGTGGTGTAGGACAAAAAGTAGATCTAGAGTTTGACGTAGACAGTTTGCGTATTAGAGATCTTGCAGAAGATGAACAAAATTCATATCAAAGTCAATCAAGCACTATCGTAAGCAATCTTAAAAAGCAAAGTACAGTAACAGAATCACATCATGATGCAGGTGAAGAAACTGCACTGCGTGAGCCTGGAGAAGGTGCTACAATAGGCAAAGTTACAGGTAAAGCACAAAGTAGCAAACTGCGTGACATGCTTAAGAGTTTAAATCCAGAGGAATAAATGTTTAAAGTAATACCAAATTTTTTACCACAACAAGAATTTGACAGTGGTGTCGGCCGGGTAATACACGATCCGAGTATACCATGGTTTTGGGTTAGAGGAACTAGTGATATCAAAAGAGACTTTGACGACAATGCACACTGGGATCACAGTTTTGCACATACAGCATATGAGTTTGGTGAACCAACCAGTTTCTTAGGTATAAAATGTGAAGAAATCCTTAAACAAGCATGTAGTAAATTAGATCTTAAATTAAAATACATATTAAGAATACGCTTAGGATTGATTACAAAAACACCCGAACCAGTTGAGCACGGTGGACATGTAGACTTTAAACAACCGCACATGACTGCATTGTATTACCTTACAACCTGTAATGGGCCTACAATTTTTTATAATGAAAAATGGCAAGAAGGTGTTACACATAGCACTTTAACAGAAGCAAGACGTGTGCCTGCAGAACAAAACAAGTTGTTAGTATTTGACGGTACTACATATCACAGTTCAATTTCACAAACAGATACTAAGCAAAGAATAGCCATAAATTTTAACTTTGAAGTAGAATAGCCATACACTAAATACTAGTGCGAGGGTAAGATATGAAATGGCTAATACTAGTGCTTATGTTAGGAACACATCCAGATGGTTCTAAAGATACATTTGTGTACATGGAACCAGAGTTTGACAATCTTCAACAGTGTCAAGAATACGTATACAGACAAGCATCTGAAATTAAAAAACACATGATTATAGAATACGCAGGCAAAGGTATTGATACTGTGTACTGTGTAAAACAGAATCGTTTAAAAGATCTTTTGCAAATATCTGAAGGTACAGCAATTTAAAAAGAAGTAGATTAAATTTACTCAATCACTAAAACAGTTTGTTTACAGAACTTTCAATAGCATTGTGAGTTTGGCCTTTCCACAAATGACGTACAGGTAATTCTAATAGGTTGTTAGGACAAGGCTGTGTGAGCCAACGATGATGAGGTGTCCAAGGTCGTTCACCACTTTGTTCTCCTTCAAGTTGTCCACCTTTCCACGAACTGACTCCTACTACTAATCTCCAGGATTTTGGACCTCTACCTTGTGCTAGTTCTCTTAGAATATATTCACTGCTGGTAACACACACCGTGTTAGTTACCCACCGTGTGTTTGATGCTAAACAGTCTGGAGTATGAATAAAGTGTAGGCCATCGGTTTCAATAGGGCCGCCAATGTAAACACTTTCTTCTGAAGGATAGTCAATTCCAAATGTTGCGGCTATATTACCAACATTTACTTCTGTGCTGGGTTTGTTAACAACAAGACCCCATGCACCATTAGCATGATGCTCGCACAATAATACAACACTCTGTGCAAAGAATGTGCTGTTGGCTATTGGCTGAGCAATCAGTAACTGTCCTTGAAGACTAGATTGTAGTTCCACGTTTTGCATTACACTCCAATTGTATATGTGTATTTATTTTATAGTGTAAGTGTGCTGTGGTCGCCTACTGATGTTGTTCCACGCAAGAAGTAATTAAATGCAACACAGTATCGATCATTTGGATTTAGATTCTTTGTTACACTGTGTTCTACGTGACTTGGAAAAATCACAATGTCGCCAGTGCGTGGTTGATAATTCCATTCATCACCGGTGCTTGCTGAGAATCCTATAAACTCAATAAAGGTAGTTCTAGGAAATACATTATTCCATTGCAGTTGTTTGTGTAGTATAAGTCTGCCACTATCGTGTTCACTACTCAAATATATGATACCACTGATCATACTGTTCACATGATCGTGTCTTTGTGCCCAGTCACCTGTGTTATGCTTTACGCCCCAAGTGTTTAGAATATCTAGTTTGTGCTTTGAGTGATTGACTTGCAGTGTTCTAAACACATAATTATTGACATGTTCGTCAACTATCTCTCGCAGTTCTTTGTGAGCAGGACTTTCAAGCAAATGTTTGTTTGTAGTTCCCCAACCGTTGCCTGCTGGAAATCTATGCCACTCTTCATTTTTTACAGTTTCAAGTATGTCATTGTTGATGTCTGTGTGTCCAAGATAAACTGGTACACCAAAAAGATCCTGTGATTGTGATTGTTGATTCATTGTTTCTCCTATCGCTAGGCAACTGCCTTACTAGTAATTATCTTGCTCGCATTTAACGTATTGCAAATGCGGTTTCTATAACTATTAGTATGCATATTAGAACAGTATTCCCTACACCAATCGGATTTGAAAAACTAGAAGGTGATTGGTTTGAACTTGCAAACAGTCAATCATTTAACAATGAGTTCTTTGGTCAAACACCAGGAGATCTTCACACACAAGAAGAATGGAAAGACCTTACAACCAAACTAACAGAAGCCGCAAACAAATACAATAACGAAATCGGAAACACAACTCCGGTGCATATTTCAAACATGTGGCTAAACCGATATTATCAATACAACAGCATACACCCACACTTTCATTCAAACTGTTTGTTTAGTTGTGTGATGTATATACAAAGCGATACCGGAACAGTTTTTTATAGACCACAGCCTATACAATTTCAAGCCAGTGAATACAGTGATAGAGGTTTCTTTTATGATGACTTTACTGCCCAGCCTGAAACTAATGGTGTTGTGTTCTTTCCAGCAAATATTAGACACACCAGTATACCAAGCAGTACACTTAGATTAACTATTAGTGCTAATTTTAACTGTGACAGTTATGGTAATACACACAGTCTTAATCGTTTAGATTAACGTGCTTTTTTAAGTTGGATAGTAACTTGCTTTTTGCCTTTGTTTTCAGTTCTTGCTCTAGCAATGTTTAATTCTGCTGTGTCAACACGAATCTTTTGACCTGCAAATTCTCCAGGTTTAATTTTGCCCTTGTTGTCCACTGATTTTGATTCTGCCATTGTATGCTCCTTGTTGTAGCAGTATTTATTCTAACCACCCGGGTTTAAATTGATTGACCACTGTTCTAAACACTGCGGCTGTACACAGTTTGGCTATTTCCAATTTGTCCCAACGACTACGCATGTATTTGTTAGGAGGTATACCCAGTGTGCTACGATGTAGATCTATTATGAATACTAATCTGTTTGTTTGTGCATTTGACCAAGCAATGTGTACACCCGAGTTGTCAAATCCAAAAACACCATCACGCCAACCTATGCGTTGACCCATTATCCATAATCCCATATCGCCCGGAGGAACAATCAAAGGTATATGACAGCGTATGAATTTGCAGTAGCGATTTTCTTCATCACCGTTGTGTAGAGGAATTTTAGCACGAGGTTTCAGTATGCTGTAACTGGCCACATTGCAGTCATCACCAAACGCACTTACCAACCGGTGTGCTGTGGGATAGTTCTTTTTGATTACGCTTTCATCATCTGCCCACTGCTTTTTGTAGAGAACTCCTAGAGGCACCCAACCATTAATGTCATGCCAATATTTTTGTTCATCACCTTTTACACGTTGTTCTTGTTGCTGTAGAACATCAGGATGAACCTTTACAAAATCGTCACGGAGTTTTGGTGCAAGTTCTAGGAATTGCTGTGCATAGGGAATTTCATTGTGTCGCCATACATACTTACGCATACGTATATTTAAGTGATTGTGTGCTGGGGGCATACACAAATGATATATGCCCCCAAACTGTTACCAGTTGTTGGTAGATTTAGTGCTTTTGTGTGCTAGGACCTTGTCCTTGTTAGCACCATTCTTTACTACATATCCACTAGTGCCGTTGTCGTTAATTCCGACTTCTGCTCTAGCCTTAAGAAGTATTCCTTCCTTCTTTTTGCGTAGTTGTTGCTCACTGTAATTACGGAGCATAAATGAGTGTCTATCCATGTCACCCTCCCTGTTAAAGTTAGGTGCGTTCCTTCGATGTGTATAGACACACTGCTGGATTCTAACCAGACGTTTGCCGTTAGGCTCAGTGTGTCTATACACTATCTACTTCCATACTAGTGTACGAACGTATGTGTATTTAGCAGTACAGGGTTGTGGGATTTGCATTTACACACGGCGAAGCCGCGGCCAATTTTTTTTGCAAGCGAAGCGTTTGCGGTAGATTTACTACAGAGCGTAGCGACAAGCGGTAGCGTTAGCGACCCAAAGCATGGTCAGTTTCATGATCCACATTCTTGCACACTGCACCCCAGCGTAGCACAAACTCTACGTGATCACGGTGTGGTACCCAAAAGCGTGTTCGTGCTAGATGCACTTCAAACTTCCAATCTCTTGAATTGACCCATGCTACTACTTCTCGAAATTCTGATTGATGTGTGTACACACAGTATTGATATACAGTACGATACTTAATCGTTCTCTTCCTTTGCGTACAAGCACACTAACTGTGAGCCCTCTAGTGGATAACCATCTTGACTGCCCATGTTTACTAGTGCTAGTTCACGTTCCACAAAGCAGTTTTCCATTGAGTCTGCTTCTGTGAGTTTGAATGCTTGCACACCCTCACCACCCAGTGTTAGACCTACATATACTAAAAACCATTTCATAATAATAGTTAGTGTAGTGTGTTAAGGGTGTAGTGATTGTGACTTTTGAACACGTATTTATCCGCACAGTGTACGCCTATACTAATAAAGTGTTATTTTTGAGTGTTTTGAATTTGGTGTAGCGACGAGTGCGTGTTCTTTTATATATGTAGCACGTTATGTGTATACTCACGATATACGGTGCTTTAAATGCGTTCTAGCGTGTAACACGACTCTTTATACTCGCTACAATATTAGTTAGCGTGTATGACGCTTATACAGCGTTTTAGACGCCTTTTTTTGACGTTTTTAGATGGGGATTACTGCTTGTTACACGAGTCAGGAGCAAACACACAGCCTAGTGCGTGTGCTATACTGTCAAAATTGGGTATGTTTGATTCTGATTCTTTATCACTGTTAGTGTGCGTAGATGACTCTTCAGTAGCATCTAATATTGGACCTTGTGTAAAGGGAGGTTGATTACAGCCTGTTAACAGTAGTAAGAGGATTAAAGCACTGCATATGCTTAGTATCCATGCATACTGTTTGAGTAGGTGTTTCATGCGTTAAATCCCAATACGACTAATACTACAAGCAAGGTAATGATTATAGCATTGTCCAATTTCATAACAGAGGTATTTAGCGGTTTCGACCCCGGTTATAGTATAGTAAAAATTTCTGCAAATAAAATTTTAAAAGTCAGATTTTTCGATGCCTGGTGATTCTGCATCACCATGGTTTTATTATATAAGCCCCTCGCCTCAAAAAGTTTTTGATTTTTCTTTTCTCTCGCCAAAAAAAAGGGCGACATCTCTGCCGCCCAAAGTTCTACGAGGTATCTGTTTAGAATTTAGTCTGCTCTGCTGTCCATGTAAGCAGTAAAGCCATAGTTCTTAAACACTTGGGCACATGCTTGGGCACCCACTTCCTTAACGTCCATGCTCTGTCCTCTGTGCTCTGAAGGGTTCCAAATTGAGTATGCACCACTGTAGTCTTTCTCAATGCCCGCGGCTTTGAATGCCTTGCCCAACTTGGTGTTACCCTTAACACCATATATCTTAGTGCTGGCAAAGCCACAGTACATAGGCTCACCATACTGGTTGCCTCCAGTCTTTGCATTCCAATCATCTAGGAATGATTGTGCCGCAATCTGTGCCGCACTCTTGGCTTCTGCTAGGATGTTACGGATTGCTTCTGCATCGTATTGGTTAATGTCTTGTGCTACTGCACCTGCTGTTTGTGTTGCTGTAAACATATATTCGCTCCTTTGTTTAAGTTTGTATATACAGTATATGTCCAAAAAGGGGTTCTGTCAACCCCTAAAGTTCACTAAATCCAAAACTATCTACCTTGTACTTTACTGTGCCAAATAGGATATGATCTCCTACACTTGTGCTACGGTGTCCATACTCTACACCTTCTCGTACATGTAGAGGTTGCATTACTGTGATGTCTTCACTGTAGTCACCATTGTCATGCTCTTCGCCGTCCCATTCAATAACCGGACCTTTGCTCCAACTACCCTCAATGTTCTGTGTGCGTCTGTATGCATACTCAAGTGCATCACTGCCTGTACGCTCGCCCACTTCCACAAATGCTACTGTGCGAGGAGTATCTTCAAATGCTCCGTGAATTACTACTGCTTGTGCCATGTGTTACGCTCCTTATTAATTACTATACTTACAGTATATGATCACTTTGGGTTTGTGTCAACCGGTTTTTCCAATTATTTTTGGAATGTGTGTCCGCCTATGATTGCTGTTGTGGTCTTCTCTGCGGCCCAGTTTGGTAGCACAATGTTGTGGGCATAATACCACAGTGCTCCCTGGGTATTGTCATTAACACGATATGAACCATATCCAAGTGTCCATATAGCAATCTCTACTGATTGTCTCCAAGCCTGTGCGTTCAACTCAATCAGTTCACCCGTACGCTCTAGGTTGGCCCATATGATGTCCTTCTTGCCATCGCAGTACCATGAGAACTGGCAACGATGCTTGATGGGATAGTACACAGGCTCTAGGTTGGGATCCTGTTTGGTCTTCCACGATTCTCTAACAGGTCCTTGGTACACAACTTCACAGTAGGTGTTTGGAAAACGATCGCTTTCAACCCTGTTGCGTGTGACATTGGCTACCGCGGCCTTGCCTTCCACTGATTCCGCTCGTGCTTCAAAGTAGATGTTCTCTGCTAGGCAGATCATTTCTCTGTGTTTGCTGTTAGGGATCTTTGCTTCGTTTACTTCTTGGAATACTATTGTCTTGGCTTGATCAGTTAGTTCTGCGGCGTGTGGAAAACTCAGTTTCTCCGCGGCGTTGGCCTGTGTTGCAATCAGCATTGCTGTTGCTAGTAGTAACTTCTTCATTTTGGTCCTCGCTTCCATAATATTTAAAGTTGTTTATAGTATTATAATACACTGGTTTTACCGATGTGTCAACCAAAAAAAAGCCCCGTAAAATGGGGCATAAAAGGTGAACCCTAGTACACGGAGCGAGGATGTGTACTAGGGTTCTGTTGTGAAAGTCACACACGGAGCGAGGATGTGTATGACCTTCTGTTAACGCATGTACCCGTGATAGGCTACTTTGAGCGAGGGTAAGATTAAGCCTTCATCACTGTGGTACTTGCGTAATCCCTCCAGTCGGTAGGGAAACTTGTTGCTAGGTCTGCAATCTTAAGCACTGTACGTAAACTTAGTTCACGCAGTCTAGCCTTGTTCTCGTCGATGAATTCAATTACATCATCTTTACGTTCTTGTGGCATGTTGTAGTCATCCAGCATACCATCTCTAACAATCTGTTTGATTCGTAACATCTTCTCACGCTCTCCATCAATGGTCAAGTCCACATAGTGACAACGTGACTCAAGTGCTTCAAGGTGATCCTTCAACTTCTTGCTTCGCACGTTCTCGAACTTAATATTAGTTATGAAGATCGCAGAACCCTTGAACTCAAAACGATCCGGAATACCTTCGCTACGCAGTAGACGCGAGTCAGTGTTCCACGAAATGTAACGCTTCTTGCTAGTGTCCAATGCGGCCTTAAGAATGTTTAGCGAAAGGTCATCTAGCAGTACTGAGTCACAGTCATCAAACACAACTACGTTTTTAGGATCTGAGTACTTGTACAGTTTAGCATAAAGACCAATTGCACTCATAGCACCCTTTACAACTTCGTGCTTGCGATTACCGCCACCGATGTCTTCAAACACTGCATCCTTTTCCAGTTGCTGTTCTACACCGTAACTCTTACCAACACCCGGAGGTCCTGACACAATCATTGCTCGAATGTCACCTTGCTTTGCGGCACGTGTCATGTCGTCTAGGATTTTAAAACGTTTACCAATACGGTCCATGATCTGCTCGTCGCTTTCGCTGTTACGTGCTTCCTTCTTAGCCGCTTGCTGTTTTACTGAGTCGAAGTTTGAATCCACAATCTCATAGTCCTGTGGCTTCTCAATTCGTATACGTATACTACGTTCTGGAAAGCCTGGCTGTGCGCCGCCATCAACAGTAACGTAGTTGCCGTTCTTGCCTTCTTTGAAATGTTCGATCAACGGAAACTTAAGACCTGCAACTGATACATCGTTGCCACGGATCTTGTAACTGCCTTCGTTGATTTGTATTAATGCTGTTTTGCTCATATGCTCGCTCCTCGCTGTTAATTAATTGTTAACTGTATACAGTATACTATCGATACATGCATGTGTCAACTAGTTTTTAATTCCAATCTTCCCAATTGTCGATCCCCTCGACGTGGTGATTGTCTGCTGTTTCCTCATCGTACAGTTCGTCTAGTGAAACGTGTTCCTGTTCGACTTCGTTGTCCTTTTCGATAATGTCTAGGGCTTCATCCCAAAATGTTTTCTTAGGGTCCATCATTACTGTGTCGCCTCCTGTACTACTGTTGCGCCTTTGTTAATTCCCTGCTTGAGCATCTCGGTTGCTCCATCCACATCGCCCGGGTTCATGTATAGGTATGCACCCACGGCTCCGATTGCTATAAAAATAATTGCCTTAACCATTTAGCACCTCATTTCTTACAAGAATAATAGCACCAAATACTACCATTGTCAAGCCTACGCCTGCTACCATTAGCATCTCGCCAATTGTGTTAGCAGTTTCCATGCAAGCACCATCACAGTCATTTGCACTTCCTGCCATCGCCATCAACCCACCAAATACTAGCAGGGCGGCAACTGTGTTAATAATTGTTTTCATTTGTTCCTCGCTTTGTTAATTTGTTATAATACTATAATAGCATCTTTTCCAAATGTGTCAACCACTTTTTTTAAGCACAATTTGCCCAAAGTCGTTGCTCGTCCAAATAGTCAGCGTCAATGCCTCGCTTTTCCATTTC